ATTTAGAAAAGGCGAAAAAACTATGGAAGCTGTAAAACTCGACAAAGCATTAAGCGATTTCCGCAGTGCGGCAACCGTTGGCAAATCTGGCAAAAACCCGATGTTTAAAAGCCAATATAGCACCTTGGGTGATGTGCTATCTGCGCTTAATAGCATCGCTGATTATGGGCTGGCATTTAAGCAATATTTTAGTGACGATTGTCTGGTCACTATGGTGTCGCATATTGAGACCGGCGAAAAGTTCACCAGTGCAATCCCGATCCGGCCAGAAAAGAACACACCGCAATCATACATCAGTTGCGTAACATATCTACGCCGCGCCAGTTTAATGACGATGTTCGGATTGAATGCAGACGATGATGATGGTAATTTAGCCAGTGGCAGTGGCGCGTTTTCCTCCCGTTCGCGGCCTAGCCATAAGGCACCGGCAGTCGCACCCACTTCGGCTGTCGGTGCCGCCTCTCCCAACATCGATGAAGAATTGCAGAAATGCAATAGCGTGCGTGATGTCAACGCACTTTACACACGCTTGTCTGGTCAGCGTGATCTGACGCAGGCAGAAATTGATCAAATGCGTAAAAGAAAAGAGGAATTGCAATAATGAATATGTGTACATTTGTCGGTCGCATTGGCCGTGATGCCGAAACCAGACAAGTTGGTGAAACTACTGTAACAGGTTTTTCGTTGGCAAGTGATGTCGGTTATGGTGACAACAAAACAACCATCTGGCTTGATTGCTCGTTATGGGGCAAACGCGGTACATCTTTGGAAAATAGTTTACTTAAAGGCGCAGATTTGACCGTAATAGGCGAGTTGTCTGAACGTGAATATGTAAACAAAGATGGTGAAACAAAGCGCAGTTTATCGTTGCGTGTTGCAGAATGCACATATCCAAAACTGCCAGCATCAGCGCAAAGCCAGCCGCAGGGTCAGCCGGTAACATTGTCACAAGCTGTCGATGATGAAATCCCGTTCTAAACCAAAACCAACACGCCGGATGCCGCGCTTAGAGCGTTGCATCTGGTGTGAAAAAAACGTGGATCTAAACGGCCACGATTATGTGTGTGACGGTAGCAAACAGGTTTTGCACGTCAACTGTTTCAATGAAAGATTAGGTATCATCAATGAAAATCGACAAAAACATACCAGTGCCAAAACCAAGGCATAAACATCCAATAATTGATAAGATGGATGTCGGTGATAGTGTGCTTTGCGACAATCGCGGAAAAATAGAACGATTGCGAGATGCAATGCGTTATCGAAAAATTAAATATGCCACAAGGCGCGTGCCTGAAGGTTGGCGGGTTTGGCGGCTATCTTAGCCGCCTTTCTTTTTGTTTTGGAAACTTTCCAGCGCACCGGCACCAAAGTAAAAGCCCAAGATGATCATCATCGCATAATTGATGCTAAACTGTTCCATCACCTTAGTCACTGCATCTGGGTCGCCGGTTCCAATGATCGTCATCGTCAAAACAATGATGTAGCTGGCCAGAAACGTAAAACCAAACATCAACGCCAGATAGCGTTGCGCCAGCTTGAATGGCGCGTATGCGTTCATCAAATCGATGCGTGCTTTGCTTTTTGCCGCAATTTCTTCTTCGGTGCTTGTGTGCATATCATCAATCAGCTTCATACCCTGCTTGATAACGCTATCAGATCCTAGAATTTTGCCTAATACGCCTAACATATCAATAACTCCAAACATTCGGGCGCGGTGCGCCGCCAAACGTGTCTAAATGCACAAACCGCGCACTGCCCTTTTGCGCTACGCCAATGCCGGTAAAGCCCATAGCAAAAGCCAGCTTCATTATCTGATGCGCCTGTTGCCCGTTGCACGCTATATCGACCGCACAGCCGCGCGTATGCACTGACAGTTTGCCAGTAGGCTTGCTGGCTTCGATACTGTGCTTGGGGCTTCTATAGCCGCTAGTGACGGTCATTGGCTGGCCATACACGTCACGCAGTTCTTGCAGTTTTGCCATAAACGACGCTGACATATTGCATTCGCCGGTTTCACTGCACGCAAATTCTTCTTTGCTAAAATTAGGATACTTTGACCAATCCATTTAACTGCCTCGTTTGCAATATGCTATTAACCGCCTTATGCCAGCTATCAGCTTCGTTTTCAGCCGTAAACCGTGTCGGTGACACCCGTTTGGTTTTGTATTGTAGCACCGATGTGACGGGCAAAAACAAACAACGTCTTGACTGGGGCTGAACCAAAGCGACAATATCGTAATCCTCAATCGTTGCACAGCGTTTCTTGCCGCCCAAACCAAGCTGAAAATGGCAAGACGGGTTTCGACGCCTGTCAGATAAATACGGGTTCGAAGCCTTGCACTGAATGCGTAAAAAAATGTCATCATCAAACGCCAATAAATCTATCGAATTTTGCTGACACATAGACACCCGCCACCCAAGTGACAATATGGTAGCGGCGGCAATATGCTCACCAATCAAGCCCAAAGTGACAGACAACTACATCGCCAATATCAGCCAAATAACAAAGCCTAGTGTCAATGCAATACAGCCAGCAATCAACCCCCAAATAATTAAATCATCTATAAACTGTTGCCGCGCGGCTTCTTCTTCTTTGCGGCGTTTTCTGATTTCGCCTTGTAGCCGGATGATCTGTTGCCAAGCATTCATCCCGTAATGCCCGATCACGAAATTACGCAATTCGTTTTCCATCTGTTCGGCTTTTTTAAGTGCGGCAAAACTTTCAAGTGCTTCTTCCTCAACTGATCCGAAGCGGCGCGATTTAGCTGTGGCGTGATATGTTTTGATGTTTTGTATGGCACCCATCCAGCGACCAAGATCGCCAGCCATACTCTCAATTTCTTTACCGGCGGCAATGCCTTTTTTCAGCACCGAATAGCTGGTGGTTGCTATGCCCAATAATGTAACGGGGTCCATATCATCACCTGCTGACCGGCTTGCAAATCGCTTTCATTTTAACACGTTTGCCGTCAACAGACGATATGGCTGGCTGGTTATTTAAACGATTGGCAATGTATAAACAGCGGTCAACATCCGCAAATGTTTGCGTCTGGCTGATAATGCCAGCCCCCATATAGACGACCAGCAAAAATTCGATCATCAGTCTTTAAGCTGATAAATGATAATCATCAGCAAAACAGTCTGGATCATATCTATATAAGGTACGCCAATCATTTGTTTTTGCTCATACGATAAAGCCGCCAGAAAACAAGCACCATCGCACCAAATGCCGCCGCCATCCCAAACCAGTGTTCCAACGCTTCGACCCATAGTGGCGCGGTCAGACCGGTGATAACAGTTGCAACGTCAATTTGGGTATCATTGTCCATAAATCACCTATGGTTTTGTCGGCCAAATAACGTCATCCAAGCTAGTTGCGGAATTGGTTATATCTCTCAATGCCTGTCTGTAATCTAATTGTGCTTGTGTTGCGGTGGCGGTATCACTAAACATCCAGTAATCAGTTTCTGCTAATAAACGGTCACGCTCTGCGCGTAATTTATCTAGCTCATAAGCCGCTTTTAACTCAGCTTCTTTAATTGTAATGGAATTTAAATCAAGCGTTATAGCGTTGCCGCTTGCATCATATGCGGCAACACTTCCATCAGCTTGCGTTACAATTTTTTTAGCGGTTGAATATAGTTCAATAACAGCTTGTGCTTTCACGTTACGCCCCTATTTCTATCGCAGTTAAAAACGATTCAAACATACCAGCGTTGTAATAGTTACTGTTAAAGTATAGTGTTCTAGCACCTGTGTTTGGGTTGCCTATTTGCACTGTGTAAGTAATTGCGCTTGTTGTTTGAGGGTCATCCAAATCAGTTATAGACGCTGGCCAGACAGTGTTTTCTAAACTAGAATTATAATTACCACGCCCTAACTGTGCTGATATAGCAGTGCTTGTTCCGCCAATATCTCTTTCAACACGCAAAGTGGCTGGTAAATTTCCAGCAGACGCATCATAGTAAAAACTGCCAAACACAAGAATTTTACTAGTAGTAGCAGAAGGTGTTATGCTAAGGGTTAAATTTGTGTCTGCATAATTAGGTGCAGTATTTGTTCCCCCAGCTAGGCTAGTAAAAGTTTCGCCAGCGGTAACTGACGCATTAACAACTTGCAAAACCTTGCCGCCGCCGCCGCCGCCCGCTGATGGTGTTGCTGTATCTGCGGTCTGATCAACATCAAATAGATCAATCCAAGCGTCATCATCAGCGTTGCGTTGTTTCAATATGTCGTTTGTCGTGTCATACCATAGCTGATACGCATATGTAGTCGATGGCGCAGATGCGCCGCTGTTTTGACTAACAACAGCCGAAAGCGCATTGTTTATGTCAGCGCGTGTATTGGGAAACGTCTGATTTGCAATAGTATAATCGTGCTGTGCCATTTAAAACCCCGTTGCAACGTAATCAAACAACCGATCAACACCTGTATTAGTGCTATCATAAAAATTGATAGTGAAGCCGGTTGCTGACTTACTTGTTATAGCATAATAATCGCCACTTTGCATATCCCCGACAGATATAGACACTGCAAGCAATGTTTTAAATGGCGTTGTAAATGTGACTGCTTTCGCGCCAGTTCCAGACTGTATATCATTGTCGCTTTGCGTGCGTGTTGGCAGTTCAACCCGCGCTTCTAGTTCTTCAATCGCTGGCGTTTCATCACTTTGGGTTGTTGTTAATTCTGCCCTAAACCGCAAAGCGCGTGCAGTATAACTACCGACCACAAACTGCCGATATGCTGTCCAAGTTGGTGATCCAGCGGGGTCGTCTGTTGTTGTGCTAACAAACAAATCAACATCTGTCGCGCCGTTTGTTACAGTTCCGGTGTGTTGTGACAGTTGTGTCACCTTCAGATTTGTTTTAACTGTTGATGTGTATGTTGCACCCAAATCTAAATAATTTGAAAAATCATATGTACCTGACGAAACGATCAAACCGCCGCCCCCATCGAACAAACCGGTTGCATCATCAAAATCACCGGCAACGCTATCAAACAAATTTGATGTGTCTAACTGTAATTTATCATCAATCACAACCACATCTGTTTTTGATCCACTAAATGCTGTTTGCTCAATCAATTCATTAACAAAGTTGAAACCTTGTATGTCATCGACAAGCGCAACACTACTATCTGCATTTGCAGATGCGTTATCAAATTTATCAACAGCTTTAATGAAATATGTGCCGGTCAAAGCTGGCACCGTTACGGTATTTGCTGGTCGTGGAACCTTTTTGGCAATCAAACGAGTATTGTTAAAAACTGCGCCTGTTGTTAGCGGTGAATGCCGAATGATGTAGTGCGACAAATCTGCATCTGTTGTTGGTGCCCAGCTTAAATCTGCCTGTTGACCAACTATATTAACGCTGAAATTTGTTACATCAGATGGCAATGTTGCTTTGCCGGTGACAGTGTGTTGCACATCAACAAAAGGCGATCTTGCATTTGCACCATATGACCGCACGCGGATGTCATATATTACATCTGTGATGACATTTGGTATCGTGAAAAACCCGCTATCGCTATATCCAAGCGTTATATAGTCGCTATCAGTGCTTTGCTTGTATTCTGCATAAAACTGTGTGACCTGTGGGTTTGTGCTACTAGCTGACACCTCAATGGTTGCGACCGGCTGTTGATTGACTGTTAAAACACCTTCATCTGTTACGACCGTTGGTGATGTCAGTGTAAACGGGTCTGGAAGTGTGGTGTTGTCTTGTGTAAATGCTTTTTCATCTGCATTCCAATCATATACCGCGCTGTTTGTTTCGCGTAACGACAATGCAACGCTTAACGATGGGTTGCCAGCATCATCCGCTGATGTCACAAGCGACCATTCTGCCACCTCAAAAACCTTGCTTGTGAAACCCAAACGGCTGTTTGTGACATAAACATTATCACCAACTTGCAAATCAAACGCTTTCATACCGAAATTGCCTTGCAACATAATTTGTTGCCGGTTTCGGTATAGTGCTATTTTGGCCAGACGCTGTGCCATCGGTGATGACGTTGTATATGGCAGATCGTAATCTAAGAAACGCCGCGTGCCGCCATCTTCAGTTTCAAATGTCGTGCTAGTTAAAGCTGGATAATCTGTAACGATATAATTGGTTTCTGGCGGCGCAAATATGCCTTTAATCGCGTTATAGTTATCACGCTTCGATTGTTTGGTTTGCAACGTAATCGGGCTGATCGAATCGTTTTCGTCAAGCGTGATAGTCGGCGTTGTATATTCTGCAACTTTAATCGAAAATTTGCCGTTGCTGTATGACAACAAACCGCCACAGCTTGTGATCATTTCTTCTAATATGCGCTTTGGTGCGTTTTCTGTTGTGAACGTGCCGTGAATTTCATAGCGGTTTTCTGTGCCGCCACCAGATATAGTCGCATCAAGCGCAACATCTTCATCACAAGCGTTTGCGGCGGCATTGAATGCGGTGTCATTGATTTCTGTCGTGTCTGCCGCAAAACCATATTTGGTGTTTGTCAAATAATCGCGTACCGCTAACGCAGGGTTCGCGCTATATGCGGTTGTCGCTGTGCGTGGGTCATACAGTTTTTTGCCGCGCACTAACGCGCTGAAATTAGGCAAGCCAGACGGGAAAGCGTCGCGGTCGTATTCTAGCCTCACATACATATATGCAATGCCGCTTAATTTGTGGTCACTTGTCCAATCACCACCGCTTTCAGTGATCAGATTTGCATTAGCGGCTTGGCCATCTGTGCCAAGCGCAGTTTCAACGCGCACTAAACCAGCATATTGATCAGGTGCGGTGCATAAACCATCACCATCCAATGTTAATTCGATGTCATTGCAAAATATTTTTTGATAGCTATCGATTTCGTGCGAACATAACAAAATAACCATATGCAAAAATTTATTGTCATCTGTTGATTGCACATAACCAAGCACGCCAGAAACGCGCGTTTCGCCATAAACAAAACGCCGTGGCACCGTCGGCTGTTTGATCATTTGGGTGCGGTTAGCACCTTCGGTCGCAAAACTGCTATAATCCGGCAAATCTTGCCGCGCGGCCATTGCGTAACCGGCACTAGACAATGCGATAGTCGTTGCGGCCATCGCCCAGTTGCCAGTGAAAGCATAAGTTGCGGCAACGATAAGCGTTACCGGATCTTTTACAGCTTCCTTAAAGCCACCAAAAAAATCGCTAACCCAACTCATTTAGCCGCCCCAAACTATTTCTTTGTCTTGCAAATCAGCGATATATTCCAAACCTCTATCATTCGGAAAATCTATTTTTTGATCTTCGCTAGTATACCGCCGCACCCGTGGCACATCTAGATCGATCAACCTGCTTTCGCCATTTACTGTTATCTGTGCGCTGTCGCCGCTTTCGGATATGTTCATCACATCCATCTGGCCACGAAACGCAACATATGGCGTGTCTATGATTGCGCCAGATGCGTCCAAGGTGCCAAAATACAGCGTCATCGTGCGGCCTTGATAGTTTTGATTTAACGCTGGTGAAATGATTGACGATGGCAAGCCTGTAAACCCTATTGACACACCGTTTGCGCGTATTTCGCCGGTTTCTTCTAATTCGCTGATGCTCATAATGTCACCACCGCCAAGATAGGTTTCACCGCCAATCGTCAGATCACCGTAACCTGTCCACACGCGCAAATTGCCATCATCAAAATCAAGATCAACAGCAAAAAACGGCCTGACAACATCAGCCGTTAATGCGGTATCAAAATTACTGCCTAGTGATCTGGTCATAGGGTTTCAACCGCGCCAAATGCCATTGAATAGAAACCGGCGTTATCGATTGTCCAATTTGTAGTTGGCGTTGATAGCTGAAACAGACCTTTTGCGCCTGATACAACAACCGTTGCATCGTCTGCCGGTGACGACCGTAAATCTGGCCATATCTGTAAGGTTGCTTCGCCAGATGCGTTGCTATCTACATCATCAAGCACTTTGTAAAGCTGTGACGATGTACCGGTGCCAAGCTGTATATAGTCACCCGCCTTTAGATAGCCCGTGGCTGACGCTGGAAGCCCGTCTATG